ACAAATCCGCGCTTTGGGCGATCCCTGGTGTCGCCAGCCTGATCCTGTTCGCTTTATTGCTGACACGGATCGACGGCGCGTTCGCGGGCAGAGCCTACGCCGCCTATGGCGGGGCTCTTCGTGCAAAAACAACAGATGCCTCAATTGGCCGCTACCGCCCTATGGCAGTACAACAAACAGGGCAGTCCACTGGCGCCAGTTGCATTGCGCGCGCTGAATTCGAGGCGCGGCAACGCGCTGCTCGTACCGATGAAACCACATACACCGTGTGGGGCTGGCGGCAGGGTGACGGTTCACTGTGGCAACCAAACCAGCGGGTTATTGTTTTCGATCCGATCTGCGGCTTTAACAACAGCGAACTCCTGATCTCTGAAGTCTCATTCACTAAAGACAATAACGGCACCCTGACAGAGTTACGCGTCGGGCCGCCGGATGCCTATCTTCCTGAGCCCGAAGAGAGCAGTCAGAAGCGTGCTAAAAAACGCAAAGTCAAAGAGGACCCGTTCTGATGGGAGTAATGCAAAGCCTTCAGAGGCAGGTTCTGGGACTCATTGGACGCGCTGTTGTGAAGAGTATCAACGCGGCTTCTAAGTGCCAGATGATAGATGTTGAGTTACTGGCTGGGCAGCAAAAGGCGGGCATTGAGCACCTTGAACCCTATGGCTTCACTTCTCGTGCAAAAGCGGGTGCTGAGGCTGTTGTTTTGTTTCCTGATGGTGACCGTTCTCACGCCGTTGCGATCACCGTGTCTGATCGTCGCTATCGCATTAAGGGACTAAAAACGGGGGAGGTCGCTCTCTACGATGACCAGGGGCAGTCAGTCATGCTGACACACGCCGGGATTGTTGTTGATGGCGGTGGCAAGGTGATTACGTTTAAAAACGCGCCTAAAGCCCGCTTTGAAATGGACATTGAGTCAACGGGCCAGATCAAAGACCTCTGTGATACTTCTGGCCAGACAATGTCGGCGATGCGTATTGCTTATAACGGGCATAAACACAGAGAAAACGGGCAGGGCAATAACACCGATGCACCTGATAAACAAATGGGGGCGTGATGGAACTATGGCTTACGGTAAATGGGAAACGAGTATGTGACAGTTCTCAGCTTGATCCGCTCACCCGCGCTGTAGTGATTTCATTATTCACTCACCGGCGTGCAGACCCTGACGACAATGCTGATGTACCGATGGGATGGTGGGGAGATACCTGGCCGATGGTGGCTAACGATCGGTATGGGTCAAAGCTATGGCTTTTACAACGGAGCAAGCTCACCAACGCACTGGTGAACACGGTGCGAACGTATATCCGTGAATCCCTTCAGTGGATGATCGATGACGGTGTTGTGTCCAGGGTAGATATCGATGTACAGCGAACCGGTATCAATGAACTGGGAAACAGCATTGTTCTGTGGCGCCGGGATGGTCCGGTAACAATTTCTTTTAACGATTTCTGGAGCGTGATTGCAAATGGCGGACAGTGAATTTCAGCGGCCAACGCTGGCCGAAAACATCAGCATGATCCGCACCGACCTTTTTGCACAACTTGACATCAATGATGAGCTTCGCCGCATGGATGAAGATGTCAGGGCCAAGGTTTATGCTGGGGCGCTACATACGGTTTATGGCTATATCGATTATCTGGCGATGAATATGCTGCCTGACCTGTGCGATGAGTCATGGCTTTATCGGCATGCGGCGATGAAACGCTGTCCGAGAAAAGATGCCGTGGCTGCATCAGGTTTTATGCGATGGGATGGCGTAACGAACGGGCTGAAGGTGAGTGCCGGATCGGTCATCCAGCGTGACGACCTTGTCCAGTACATCGTTCAGGCAGACGTAACGAGTGCCGGTGGTGTGCTTCGTGTGCCCGTTGCCTGCAGCGTGACAGGCACGACTGGAAATATGGATGATGGTGAGGCGCTCTCACTGGTTACGCCGGTTAACGGACTTCCTTCTGGTGGCATGGCCGATACGATCGCTGGCGGTTTTGATACTGAAGACCTTGAGGTTTGGCGTGCCCGTGTTCTGGAGCGCTACTACTGGACCCCGCAAGGTGGCGCTGACGGAGATTATGTTGTCTGGGCAAAAGAAGTACCCGGCGTAACGCGTGCGTGGACTTACCGTCACTGGATGGGTACGGGAACGGTTGGCGTTTTGATTGCCAGTAGCGACCTGATTAACCCGATTCTTGATGATGCAACAGTGGCTGCAGCTCAGGCACATATTGAACCGTTGGCGCCCGTAGCGGGTTCAGACCTCTATGTATTTAAGGGAACGCCAAAAACAGTCAACTACACCATTGACCTGACCCCGGATACACCTGAAATACGTGCCGCAGTTGAGGCCGAGCTTCGTTCATTCCTGCTGCGTGACGGCTATCCGGAAGGGACGCTTGAGCTGTCTCGTACAAACGAGGCGATTTCTATAGCTGCCGGTGAGCACAGCCATAAGCTACTTTCTCCAACAGTTGATACGCCAGTTGCAAAAAATGAACTGGCTGTACTGGGGGTAATAACGTGGGCGTGAGTAATGACGATTATGTCCAGTTACTGAGTGCGCTGCTTCCACCAGGGCCTGCATGGTCAGTTGACGATGTTGCAATAAGTGGCGTAGCTCCTTCTTTGTTCAGGGCGCATCAGCGTGTTGATGAACTCATGCAGGAGCTTGATCCGCGCACAACTACAGAACTTATTGACCGATGGGAGCGGTGCTGTGGCCTGCCTGATGAATGCATTCCATCAGGAACACAGACGTTACGGCAACGGCAGCAGCGACTGGATGCAAAAGTTAATCTTACCGGAGGAATCAACGAAGATTTCTACCTTCGCCAACTGGCTGCACTGGGAAAACCCGACGCCACCATCACACGCTATAACAAGGGAACTTTCAAGTGTACGTCGTCGTGTACGGATGCGACTTATTCAACTGAATGGCGTTATTACTGGCAGGTTAATATGCCTGCTTCAACGGATGCCAACTGGATGACCTGCTCGGACAATTGTGAAACACCGATTCGTTACTGGGGTGATACGGTAGCTGAATGCGTGATCAATAAACTCTGCCCGTCCCATACCTACGTAATCTTCAAATATCCGTAACCGGAGACATTATGCATCGTATTGACACACCTACTGCGCAGAAAGATAAATTCGGCGCGGGAAAGAACGGCTTTACCCGTGGAAACCCGCAAACAGGAACGCCTGCCACTGATTTGGATGACGACTATTTCGACATGTTGCAGGAAGAACTGGCGGGAGTGGTAGAAGCAAGCGGCGTTAACCTGGAAAAATCAAAACATAACCAGTTACTGACTGCCCTGAAAGCACTGCTGCTAAGCCGCGCACATCCTTTTGCAGATATTAAAGCAGACGGAGCTGAAGCAATTGCAGAGGCTCTCTCAAACCTTGGTCTGCAATTCTTTAAATCATCCCCATCCTCGGTTCCCTCTGCATTTACAAGCGTTTTTTCTCCTGATGAGAATATACGTATCGTTCTGGCAAATAACAGAGTGTGGGGGGCGCAGGATAATGAGGGTAACGTTATCCCTCTTCCGCTGGATCGTGGCGGCCTCGGAGCCACTTCGGCAGAAGAAGGAGTAAAAAACCTCGGCACCATTAGTTTGTGCGGTTCGATTTTTTTCCATAAGATCTTGCGCTTCAAGGTCTGCTACGATTTGTTTACGTGCTTCATACCGGTCCTTTTCTTGGTAAGCTTTCGGCGTATTTTCATTCAGGTTGGCATCAATGGTGAAGATATTTAATAGTGTTAGGTTATGGCGTTGACCTACTGCATAGTCATTGAAATCATGTGCCGGTGTAATTTTGACACAACCGCTACCAAATTCCGGATCAACATAATCATCTGCAATGACAGGAATGGTTCTACCCGTTAACGGTAATTCGACTTCTTTACCAATGAGTTCTTGATAACGTTCATCATCAGGATGGACGGCAACGGCTGCATCACCCAGCATGGTTTCGGGTCGGGTGGTGGCAACGACAACAAATCCGTTACCATCTTTACGTGGATAGCGCATATGCCATAGATGTCCGTCTTCTTCTTTTGAGCTGACTTCCAGATCCGATATTGCGGTGTGTAATACCCGATCCCCATTAACCCGGCGTTTACCTCGATAGATCAAACCTTCATCGTAA